AATAAAACACTTGCGCACTCGGAAGGCTAACATAAACAAAGCTCTTGAGGTTTGGCTAGATGCAGGAGATGTTATAGGCAAGTACGCACCTAAGAGGGAAACAAATGAATGGCAAGGGCAGTAAGCGTAGACCCACGTTCATACCCCTACATGAGTTCGGGGAGAACTGGGCAAAAGCTTTTAAGAAACCAGAACAGAAGGAGCAAGAGGATGTTGACAGCAGAGATACCGAACTTGAACGTGGAACCGAAGAAGGACAGTCCCCTACAGAAACAGACGGGCGGGACACACTATAAGAACATGGCGATCCAACCTGCCGAGTACGCAGAGAAGAACGGCTTGTCTTTGCTCGAAGGTAACGTAGTGAAATACATCACCCGTTGGAAACTTAAGGGGCAACCCTTGTCGGACTTAGAAAAAGCTAAACATTGTATTGACCTGCTGATTGAGATACACAACGTCAAATGAAAAAAATAACAATCGAACTCACAGAAGAAGATGTTGAGGCGGTACTCGCGCAGCTTGCTAGGATAACGGAGCTGCTTGAGATACTCGCGGAAGGGGATGGTGATGCTGATTGAATGCAACGCAGCCGACCACTTGTACCTAATAGAAGACGACCCAGTTCGCCCTGATCTGTTTAGGGACAACAGCGTACGGTTTGAAGACCCTTTTACCGTGTACGCAGAGATCAACGACGAGACAGGCGAGATAGCCGCAGTTGTTTGTGTAGCTATCTGTAAGTTTGTTCCACAAGCTGAGTTCCAACTAAAACTTTTAGCCGCAGGTAAAGGGCAGGAGATTGCGGAGCGATTAGCCGAGCGAGAAGCGATGTACGGGGAGCTAGGCACAGTGGTTTGTCCTTACGCTATATGGTCATACCAAAAGGGGCACGGGAGCAAGCTAATAAACAACTTACTCGAAGCCGTACCTTTTCTGCACCCAGAAGTATCCGCAGTAATTACTATGTCGCCACACTCAGATACGGCGATGCGGTTCCACATGAAAAATGGGGCGGATATATTTTCAACCGCTGAACACTGCATGAACTACGAATACGAGGTGCCCGATGTCATACTTCACTGACCCTACTGACCGCAGTTTGTCCATGCCAGAGAAATGCGAGTGTAATAATGCCCCGCCGTCAAAGATATGTAAGAAACCTTTTTACGATGCCTTCGATGCCTGTTTGATTTGTTCTCATGACAGAGCCTGTCATAGAGACGAAGAAGAGGAGTAGATTATGATTACCCCCTCGCTTATGTGCATAGCAGTCGCAGTATACTTTGAGGCGCGGGGCGAACCCAGTGCAGGGCAGCTTGCAGTAGCCCAAGTAGTACGAAACAGAATTGAAGACCCACGTTACCCAGACAATGCGTGTGACGTGGTTAAGCAGGGGTATTACTGGAACGGCAACCCCGTAAGAAACAAGTGCCAGTTTAGTTTTTATTGTGACGGCAAGTCGGATGCCCCGAAGAACAGACAGGCATGGTTTAACGCGCTTTATATTGCGCACTTAAGCAAGTTCGTGCCCGATGTGACAGATGGTGCGACCCACTACCACAGTACAAAGGTGTTTCCACACTGGGCATACACCGGACAAGTTACAACCAAGATACACAAGCATGTTTTCTACATAGGAATTAGATAGTGACTACAACAAAAATAGATATACCGACACCAGATAAGAAAGACCTTGAACGCGAGAAAATTGCCGAGGACATTAAGAAGTATCTAGCCAAAGGCGGCAAGGTAACGCAGTGCCCGAGGAACGCGTTTACAACCGTTGACCCTGATGGCAAGCCTGTTAAAAAGAAAAAGTTTGATGGTGGACGAAACGCTTCGTTAACCTCCCCAGACAAAAGAACACTCGGTGGCTTTGTATTTCCTCCCAAAAAAGGAAAAGAGTAATGTATGAATATAACTGCACCATAACTAGAGTCGTGGATGGAGATACAGTCGATGTGGATGTGGACCTTGGTTGGGATACTTGGCGTCGCGGTGAGCGCATACGTTTGTACGGTATTGATACTCCAGAGTGCCGCACGCGAGATGATGAAGAAAAAGCTGCCGGACTCTTGGCAAAGAAGTTTGTCGAACAGATGCTCCACGTCGGAGGAACCTACAAGCTCGAAACTAGAGAGAAAGGTAAGTTCGGACGATACCTCGGAGTAATAAAGATAGCGGGCGACCTAACCATTAACACCGCACTGGTAACCGAACACCTCGCCGTACCTTACATGGGGCAAAGCAAACAAGAGATTGAAGATGCTCACAAAGCAAACTACGAAATACTAAAAGCGAAGGCGTTGATATGAGAACTTATAATGAACAGTCATTGGGCGAAGCAGTAAAAGGCCTTACTGGGAACAGTAGAGAGGAACGAGAGCAGTTTAAAAAAGTTGGGAGGGAGCTGATAAAAATACAGTGCGCGGCCTGCAAAAAAGAAAAGACTGTTAGGCATGGCGTACTCCTCAAATATTACAAAGGTAAAGATTACACATGCTACGGCTGTGGCATGGAGAAGAGGGCGCAGGACAAAAAAGAAATGAACCAAGCGTTGATAAACTTAGCCCGCAGTAAAGGCTTAATTAAATAAAGGTTATTACTATGACTGCATGGTCTTACAGTAGCATAAACACATTTAAACAGTGCCCTAAAAAGTACTACCATTTAAAAGTAGCTAGGGACGTAAAAGACAAAGGCAGCGTTGCCACGGTCTACGGGCAAGAAGTACACACAGCAGCGGAAGAATTTATTAGGGACAGAAAAGAAGTACCTAAGAAGTTCGCGTTTATAAACAATGTGCTAGAAGCGTTAGATAAAATAGAGGGGGAGAAGCACTGCGAACTTAAGCTAGGCGTGGCAAAAACAGAAGACGGTTACGCGCCCACTACGTTCTTTGCTGATGATGTTTGGTGGCGTGGCGTGGCAGACTTAGTAATAATCAACGGTGATATTGCGCACTCTATAGACTACAAGACAAGCAAAAATGCGAAGTACGCGGACACTAAACAGTTAGACGCCGTAGCCGCTGGGTTATTTACACACTTCCCACAGCTCAAGGTAATTAAATCTGCCCTAGCCTTTGTGGTCAGCAAAGAATTTATACAAAAAGAACACGTAGTAGAAAAGAAAGATTCTTACTTTGCTACGTTTGAGCCAGACTTAGAGAGACTAGAAGGCGCACAAGAGTCAGGCGTTTGGAATGCAATCAGTGGGCCTCTGTGTGGTTGGTGCCCAGTAACTTCGTGTGAACATTATAGGAAAAGATAAATCATGCAGATGATACAAAAAATGGATACAGTTAACCTTTTTCGGGAAGACAACGAAGCCATGTTGTCTATGTGGTGTAACTTAAACTGGTGGCCTACGTATGTTACAAAAGAGTTCACCCCGCGCCGGTATATGGCGCTTAACGAGCCGCTGATACACAGTTTGCGCTCTACTAGAAACGGCTACCCTGCATACATAATGGATTTATTAAAAGAACTATACGTGGTGTTATATGAGGAGCAACCCACAAAAGGTTTTATTAGGCGTCTTATGGAGGGTGGGAAACCTATACAGTGGTGGCAATGGGATTTATTCGAGGAGGTTAAATGGCGAGTAGCTAACGGGAGTAGACACTATAACGTAATAGCAGAACTTAGACGCCGTATGTGTTTACTTCTTGACTACGAAGACGTTGCCCCCAGTAGCTGGGGAGTTAGAAAAGACATGCTCGAGGCGTGGAGGAAACTCCGCATGGAAGTTATAGAAGTATACGGGGGAAACTGCGCCGCTTGTGGGCGCAACCACAAAGATCACGGGGTAGTTATACATGTAGACCACATAATCCCAAAGTCTGACGTGCCAGCGCTAGCCCTTCATTTCTCTAACCTACAACTACTTTGCGAAGAATGTAACCTCGGCAAAGGCAGAGATTATATAACAGACTGGCGTCCCGAAGCGTGTATAAACGACATTGAGGGGCTTGTACATAACCCAGAGACACTAGAGGAATGGAGCGAATGAGAAAGCCAAGAGACTACAAAGCCGAGTACGCTAAGTACCAAGGCACTGAAGAACAAAAGAAGAACCGTGCAAAACGCAATGCTGCACGCCGTAAGGCTGAGAAAGAAGGCAAGGTTAAGAAAGGCGACGGCAAGGACGTAGCCCACGTCAAGGCTATGGACAAGGGCGGCAAGAACTCTGACGGTACTAGAGTAGAGACAGCGAGCCGCAACCGTTCTTTTAAACGAGATTCCAAGGGCAACCTTGTGTCTGAGACTAGTGACCGCGAGCGCAAAAAGAAGACGAGCAAAGCATGAGAATAGTTAACGACAAAGCTTTGGTGCTAAAAACTAAGCGCCACGAACTAGTAACGGACAAGATAAAAAACTGTAAAAAAATAGGGCAAGAAGGCGAGCTTGTAGAACTAGCCGTTAAATGGGAGTTCGAGGAAGCCGCTGCTCTAGCGGAGTTGGGAGCAAAAGAAGTGCCGTCTCCTATGCTTAGGGACTACGAATGGACGGGTAAACTAACCCCTTTTGAGCATCAAAAGACAACGGCTTCTTTCCTCAGCCTGTACAAAAAAGCTTTTTGTTTTAACGAGGCGGGCACAGGCAAGACCGCATCCGTTATATGGGCGGTTGATTACCTGATGAAACTAGGGCTTATAAAACGAGTACTTGTTATATGCCCCCTGTCTATTATGAAGTCTGCTTGGCAGGAAGACCTTTTTAAGTTCGCCATGCACCGTAGTTGTTCTGTTGCCCATGGAGCAGCTGACAGAAGGAAAAAAATAATAGACGCGGGTTCCGACTTTGTCATTATAAACTTCGACGGGGTAGCCGTAGTAAAGGACACCATTCTAAAAAGCCAGTTCGATTTGATTGTGGTAGACGAAGCTAACGCTTACAAGAATGCCCAAACTAATCGTTGGAAAATACTACGCGACCTAGCAAAAACAGTAGACAGGTTATGGATGCTGACAGGTACTCCCGCAGCGCAATCCCCGCTCGATGCTTATGGGTTAGCTAAGTTAGTAAGCCCTCATCGCGTGCCTAAGTATTACACCCCTTACAGGGACACAGTCATGTATAAGGTGTCTCAGCATATATGGCGACCTAAACCCGGAGCCGACAAAGTAGTACACAACGTTTTGCAGCCCGCCATACGGTTTGAGAAAGACCAATGTCTCGACTTACCCGAGGTAGTAGCCGTGGAAAGGGAAGCACCACTTACTGCGCAACAACAAAAATATTATACGTTGCTTAAAAAACAAATGACCATGCAGGCAGCGGGGGAGCAAATTACTTCGGTAAACGCCGCTACAAACTTAAACAAGCTGCTCCAAATATCTGGGGGTGCGGTCTACACGGACGATAGAGAAGTTGTTCAGTTCGACGTAAAAAACAGACTTAATGTAGTACTTGAGGTTATCAACGAAGCCTCCCATAAAGTATTGGTTTTTGTACCCTTTACCCACACGATAGAGCTGCTCAAGGAGTTTCTAAACAAGCACAAGATACCGTCAGAAATCATCTCTGGCAAAGTCTCGCTCAACAACCGCAGTAAAATATTCCACGACTTCCAAACGAAAGACGACCCGCAAGTGCTTATCATTCAACCTCAAGCGGCTTCGCACGGACTTACTCTTACCGCAGCAGATACTATCATCTGGTACGCACCTGTCACGAGTGTAGAAACTTACTTGCAAGCAAACGCTCGCATAGACAGGCCCGGCCAAAAGCACAGCATGACCATCGTGCATATACAGGGCAGCGAAGTAGAAGCGAAAATATACGGCATGTTAAAAAACAATGTGCTTAACCATAATAAAATTGTCGAGTTGTATAGAAAAGAAGTTGAATAGGTGTTGACATTGTCTATACAAATGCTATGCTCCTTATCCCTCTTAGCAAAAGGACGGAGTAATGACAGACGATACGACAGGCAAATTAGTCGCCGCTTATATAAACATGCGGACGGCTATACAAGAGAAAGAAGAAGAAGTAAAAAAACTTAAGGAACAGCAAAACCTTATTAGTGCCCGAATGCTAGAACTATGCGCAAAAGAAGACATAGACAGCGTTAAAACCCCCTTTGGCACGCTTACGCGAAGGGTCTATTCCTCTTACTGGACCAGTGATTGGGATCGAATGTATAAGTTCATTGCCGAAAATGAAGCTTATCATTTACTAGAGAAACGAATCCACAACGGAAACATGCGAGAGTTTCTCGAAGAAAACCCAGACGTCTTACCCATGGGTCTGCAATCAGATCGTAGGTACGCTGTCTCTGTTCGTAAACCAACTAATAAATAGGACTTAAAATAATGAGCAATGATATATCTATATTCACAGGACAAACCGGCGTAGCTACAGGCAACCGACAAAGTGCGCTAGCCCAAAAACTGGCTGTCTCTTCGTCGGGCAGCAACCGTAGAATTCAAGCCAATATCAACGGCACGTTTAGAAAGATGGTCAACGGGGAGCAGGTGGGTAACGCTATCCGTGGGGAGTTTAACGCAGTAGTTGTTGGTATGTTGACCGACGTGTCTCGTATCTTCTACAAAGAAAAGTTCGACCCCAACAAGGAAGCTACTCTGCCTAACTGTTGGTCCAACAACGGTGACAAACCAGAACCAAATGCGGGTGACCCCCAGCATAGCAGCTGCGTAAACTGCCCTAAGAACGTAAAAGGCTCAGGTGAGAACGGCGGTAAAGCGTGTCGTTACCAACGAAGGGTAGCTGTAATCCTTGAGGGTGATGATTCTGGCACAATATACCAGTTTAACATTCCTGCTAAATCCCTGTTCGGGAAAGGCACGGGCAACGTTCACCCATTCGAGAGCTACGTGAAGTTTCTAGTCAACAACAACATGTCCCCAGACTTGGTAGTAACTAACATAAGCTTCGACAGCAACGCAGAGACTATGGAGCTTGTGTTCTCTCCTGTTAGAGAAATCAGCGACGCCGAGTACGAGCTAGTGTTGGCGGCACAGGAACGCCCTGAGACTGACATGTACACTAAACTTACCGCTGCCCAGACAGACGGCGTTGTTAAGACTCCTGCCCTTGCCAAACCTGCACCGGCAATAACTCGTTCGGAAGAACCAGAAGAAGACGAAGTTGAGGAAGTAGACGAGCCAGTAAAGCGGCAGAAGAAGAAAGAAGCTCCCGCAGTCGCCAGTGAAGAAGACCCACTAGCTTCTATTATTAACGACTGGGGAGGCGACGACGCCTAATGAGTTACGGATATAGCCTAAAACTTATAGAGTTGAATAAGGCTGCCGACAAAAAACTTCTAGGCGTTTGTCTCGGCGCGGCGTGCATCAAAAAAGATGTGCCCGTTGCTGAGGTCGCGGAGAAACTAAATGTCAGTCGCCAAGCGGTATATAATTGGTTTGCGGGGGTTTCCAATCCTAAAGCACCAGTGGCAGTAAAAATAGAAAAACTTATTGCCAAACTGGAGCGGTAACTTTATGGAAAACGCAGACCTCATAGACCTAGTTCGCCCTCAAGGCGGATGGTACGGTTTTCTTGCGGTCAAAGATAAAATCCATTCGCGTCAACTCATGGTAGAAACCAGAGAAGAATTAGACGCGACCATAGAGGAGTACGTAGCCAAAAGGTGGTGCGTATTTTTTGGACTAGCGAAGTTTGAAACCGGCAACAGCCGTACACAAGATAACGTCGAGTCTCTCAAGTCATACTGGCTAGACATAGACTGCGGACCGAATAAGTCCTTTGCGGATGAAAAAACTGGTAGGCCAAGTGGGTATGAAACACAGCAAGACGGACTAAAAGCACTGCGCAAGTTTTGCTTGGACGTCGGACTACCACAGCCGATGTTGGTTAATTCGGGCAACGGACTGCACGCCTACTGGCCTTTGGTCGAGGACGTGCCTAGGGATGAGTGGACACCAGTAGTTAAAAGACTTAGACAGCTCTGCATAGAAAACGAGTTCTATATAGACACGAAAGTGTTTGAGTCCGCTAGGGTACTGCGTCCACTTAACTCTTTTAATTTTAAAGGGGACATTGACGGGGTTGAAGCAAAACCCGTTAAGCTAATTTCAGTCGTAGACCCGATACCGTTTGAGACGATACGTGACATAGTTGGGGTAGTTAAGGGCGAGACAATAAAGGCTAAGCGCCCCATGTCTGCTATGGGCAAGTCCTTACTGAAAAACAACGAGTCAGTATTCTCTAAAATAATGCAGCTGACGGGTAGCGGTAAAGGGTGCCAGCAGTTGGGGGCGTGTTATGAAGACAGGGCTGATTTAGTAGAGCCGCGTTGGTTTGATGCGTTGTCGGTTGCTAAGTTTTGCTCAGACAGAGACACGGCTATACATAAGATGTCTGAAGGGCACCCCGACTACGAGTACCACTTAGTAGAAAAAAAGGTATTCGGCATAAAGGGGCCTCATTCATGTGCGGAGTTTGAAGTAAATAACCCCGGCGGGTGTGAGGGTTGCCCGCACAAAGGCAAGATTACCGGCCCTATTGCGCTTGGTAATACTATTGCTAGAGCTAAAAGCACTCCGCTTGCAGTGGTACCAGATGTTGCAATCGGGACACCGGAAGAAAAAGCCCCAACTCTTATGTTACCCACGGGTTATTTTCGTGGCGCTAACGGGGGGATATACAAAGAAGGTGAAGAAGGCGATGGTGAAGACGAAGAGTCCAAACCAAAACTCGTATACGGCAAAGACCTATACGTAGTTAAGCTTATGGAAGACCCCATAAATGGGTACGTAGCAGTGCTTAAACACCACTTGCCCAAAGACGGAGTAAAAGAATTTGTTTTGTCTAACACCCAAATTACCGACCGCAGTGAGTTACGAAAAGAACTAGCTAAGTACGGTGTTATGGGTAACGAGGTTCGCCACAAGTATATTGCAGAATATCTGCTGGCGTTTATTTTAGAATTCCAAGATTTAGAAAAGGCAAAAGCTATGAGAACACAATTTGGTTGGGCTGATAATGACAGCGCTTTTATTGTTGGTGATCGGGAGATTAAAGCGACGGGTGTTTACCACAGCCCGCCTGCCAGTTGTCTTGTGAACATGCTTCCGTACGTGCAACCTAAAGGCTCGTTGGATAACTGGAAGGATGTTTTCGCCCTGTATGGCAGGGCTGGTTTAGAAATACAAGCGTTCGGCGCACTTGCTGGGTTTGGCGCACCGCTACTAAAGTTTACTGGGCAAAAAGGTGCAGTCATAAACTTTATACACGCGGAGTCTGGAACGGGTAAGACTACTATTTTGCGTATGGCTAACAGCGTATTTGGTGATCCTGAAATGTTGCTGGGCACTCCAGAAGACACAGACGTAGGCAAGATACTTAAGGTGGGGTTCCTAAATAACATAGTTAATACTCTTGACGAGATAACTAACATGAAGCCTCTAGATGCGTCCCGTGCGCTGTATGCCTACTCACAAGGTAGGGGCAAAGACAAAGCTAAGGCGAATGCAAACGAGCTACGGGAGAACACCGTCACTTGGCGAACGATCTCTATAGCTAGCTCTAACGCATCCTTCTATGAAAAACTGGCTATGGTTAAAAACAACGCCGATGGCGAGATGATGCGCCTGTTAGAGTTTAAAGTTCCTCATTTGGCCGTCCCCGTTATATCTACACAAGAGGGTAAAGATATGCTAGATCACATGTTAGTAAACAATTATGGTATGGCTGGCGAAAAGTACATGCAGTACGTCATAGGCAACTTAGAAGAAGTTAAACAACTAGTTCTTACGATCCAAGCCAAGATAGATAAAGAATTGCGGCTCAGCCAGCGAGAACGAAACTGGTCTGCCGTATTTGCGGTGCACATGGCGGGTGGTCGCATAGCTCAAAAATTAGGTTTGTTGGAGGGTTGGGATTTGGCCCGTATATATGAAGTGGTCTCGCAGGAAATACTTGGCATGCGCAAGGACACCCAAGCTCCGGTTAGCAACCCAAGTGCAACCATAGGGGACTTTATAAACCGGCACCACAGCAATCTCCTAGTGGTAGAGGATGGGGTGGATAAGCGCACGAACATAGGTAAGTTCCCTGAGCTGCTGCCAAAAGGCGCGCTCTTAATGCGCTATGAACCAGACACACACAGGATGTATATAGCAGCCAAAGCGTTTAAAGCCGACTGCGTAGAAATACAAATAGACTATAAAGACACGGTAAAGCAGCTAGAAACTTCGGGTGTTATGCTCAAGACAGACAACAAACGTTTGGGTAAGGGCAGCAGCATTATGTCTCCGGCTACTAGGTGTTTGGTGTTTGATACGTCTCACGCAGACTTTGTAGACATGGAAGTTGTGGTTGACGCGAGCGCTGAAGATGCAAGTGGAGAAAGTTAGGTACGAGATAAACTGGGAAAAGTTTAAGGTGGGGTATTCGTTCTTTATACCCTGCCTAGACCCCATCACTGCTTGGCAAGAAATAACCCCGGTTCTAAAACGACTCAAGTACAAAACAATACGTAAGGTTGTTTTAGAAGACGGGGTCCAAGGCATCCGCATCTGGCGGGTGTAAGCTACTCGAAGAACTCGTCGGTCATGTAGCGTAGGCCCTTAGTGAAGGTAATACCCGCAACGGTGTCTTCTCGGTCTACGCGCACACTGGCTTTCCATGAGCGTTCTAGAGTAGTGTCGTCCATAAGAGTAGGGAACTTACGCCTAAACTCACGCGCTTCTTTTATCGCTTCCCTCTGCATTTCCTTGTCGTCCATCTTTTTCGCAGCTTTGTACTTGTCTAGTATGCGCTGCTTTTTAGCCAGCACTTTGTTCTCAAAGCCTTTAGCGGCAGACCGCTGCTCATAAGTATTGGACAAATCTGCGGGGGTAAAGCCGATTGCCTGTGTCATTAGGTTCCATGCGTTGATGTCGGTGTCTATCGGATCACCGTCCCTGTTGCGCGCACCATCTACCATATAGCGATATGACTTAAACCCGTTACGCACAAACGTGGGCGCTATACCCTCAATACCAAACCCATATCTTCCAGCTGGGAAGTCTTCAGTAATCGCCCTTTCTGCACCTACTGCGTATGACGCCATTGGCCCGCCCAAAAGGAACATTGCTTGACGTACATAACCATAGTCTTCGATAGCTTTGGGGTCGTCTCTCCATAAGATGTCGTTAGCTAGTGCTGCACGAGAACTAATATTCACGTTTAGTAGCGAGCCAAGCGCGCCTTGGTACATGAAGTCCCCGAAAGTCTCTTGCAGTTGCACTTGAGGATTGTAGAACTCTTCTTCCTCGTCCCCAAATATTGCCTGCACCATGCGCATAAGCACAGTAGTGGCCCCAAAGAAAGGCATGCCTTTAGCCCCTAGAATACCAAAGCTTAATCCGTAAGTGCCTATTACTTGGCGCAAAGCGGCCCGCTTAACCTCGGGAGGTAGATCGGAATCTACGAAAGCCTGTTTCATAGCAGTACCCAGCACGTAAGTTTGTGCGAATACAATCTGCTTAAACGTTAAAATGACACGCCCGAAGTCATTCTGCATCCACCTAGGTGCTGTCTCTGCCATACCCCCAGTGTGAGCGTCACGTACCATCTTGGCTGCAAACGCTATAGCTGCTTGCTCGTTGTTAGCGGGGATGTTTTCTGAGGGGACACCGTTTGCAAAAGCCAAGTCGAACGCAGCTACAGCCGTTGTTGCCCGCATGTACTGCTCGCTCTTAGCGAAGGGCCAAGAAAAGATTTGCGTGAACTTATAGAAAGCCCCATCAAAGTCTTTAGCCTCGGTTTTGCCGCGCTCTATAGCTTCACGAGCTACGGTGTGTTTTAAGAGGCCACGGTTATCTAACTCAGTGTACATGTTTTTGTACTTAGCCATGGACCCCCAGTCCTTAGCAGCGGTTACGCTAGCAGACTGCATAGCGCTTAAAGCAGCGGGGTAACTAGTACGCCCGCCTAGCATAGGTATTACACTGAATACTAAACCCGTAAGGTTAACTACTGCTGACGATACGCTACCCAAAATGTACTCAAAGTAGCTTAAGAAAGTTAAGTTAGCTGCCCACGGGGCTACTTGAGGGTTAACAAAGAAACCTTCCTGCTTACTTAAAGACTTTGCTGCCGCCTGCATATCTGCATTGCCGCCATGGTACTCTTTGGCGACCCTACGTATCTCACTCATTGCCGTTTGTATTTGTGGGTTGTATCTAGTGTTTGCTATTTTGTTAGCCCACTTAATCGCAACGTTAGAGTACGACGAGATTATATCCTCACTCATACCCGGCAGGTTTAAAGATTTTTTAAACTGTTGCATCAGAGACTTCTCAGGGAACATAGAGATGTACTGCTGATATATTTGGTCTACTATACCGGGATCAACGTTTTGTTCACGCAGGGTGCTCACGAGCTGAGTTACAAACTGCCCTTCAGGAAGACCTGAAGGCACGGACATAGAGTTTATATTATCGTATTGTTTAACCGCAAAACTGCTTCCATGTTTAGCTTTTAGTTTGGCTATTTCTATTTCCCGTTCTCTAGGCGACTTAGCTGATCTGGGAGTACGTTTAGGCTCCCCGGCGGCGTCTAAATTATCTGGGTCTGAATACTCAAACCAATACTCTCCGGGGCGTTCAAAAGGCACGTAAGCAACTACGCCCTCTAATTGAGCAAAGTCCTTCATTAAGTTCTTAGCTGCGTCGGCAGGGAGTAGCTCGGTAATAAGCTCCACGTAGGTATTTAAAAAGCTATCTAAGTCTTTACGTATTGTTCTATATGCTTCTTGCAACCCCTTTGGCAGCTGGTTGAACCGGTTGTTAAGGTTTTTGTGCGCAGCTGCTTTTTTAGCCCCTGCATTTTTTGGTAGCGGTTTTAAAAAGTCTACGTTTTCAAGCCGGGCGTCTATAGCCAGCAGGTTAAATGCTTTTCGCTGCCTTGGCGTTGCGTCTTTTTCCGCCTTAGACATCTCTCTTATGTTCCCGCTAATACTGTCTATGAACGTATTAACTTCACCGCGCTTTCTTTCAATTCCGTTTAGCAGCGGTGCAATTGGCAACGGGTTGTTGTTTCTATAACGGGGTGAAGTTTCGCCAAACATATTCTGCATGTTGCCTAAACTTGCGCTACCTAGAGCTGCAACACGCATCTTGTCGTCTTTAATTTTAGACACTCGGTTTAGCGCGTCATCCGTACTACGAGCAAGGAAGGTCTTAGATACGTCATCCATAACCTTATCAACGTTACCGCTGCCCAAGTACAAAGTGTCTGCAAGCGTAGGCTCTACATCTTGAGATACATCCAGAAGATCATTTAAGAACTTAAGAGTTGTGTCATAAGCAGTGTCAGTTTTACGCAGGCCAAAGAACTCAGCAATAACCTCGAGAATACGCATGAACATATTCTCGCTCTTAGGCGCTTTAATTTCTTTTAGCAGTGCTTGGAATTCGCCGTTGCTTACAACCTCGGCAGCAAACTCCTGTATGTCTCTACCACCATAAGCATCACCCATCCGAGTTTTAATCTCGTCGAAGAACTCTATAAACTTTTTAGTGGTGGGGTGATTACGGTTATTTAATATCTGTGCAAGCCCCGCGTGCCCAGACTCGTGCAGCAGTGTGTGCTCGTTTAACCCTGTTCTAGTGCTGAGTACAATTGTATTTAGGCCCGGTATGTATGCACCGCTAGCCATGTTAGGTAAGGTAGTAGCCGCTATATCTGCACCTTCTACTGCTTGTGCTTTTCGCATAGCCGCGTTTACGGCATTCTTACCTAGGAGAACTTCAGTAACTTTTATTACTTCGGTAAGCGCCGTATCCTGTGTTGTATCTAAACCGAACAACTTGCGTAGTGCCCGCACAAAAGCTGTAAGGGCAGTTGTGTTTTGGTAAGATATTGTATCTAGGTACTCCGCAGCACCACGGTTTGTCATGGCCCAAGTAATAAACTCTCTGGGGTTTTCTAAAAAGTTATTAGCCCCTTTTGAAAACTCTTTTTCTATAGGGGTTAGTTTTTGCCCTGCGGATAGTCTTTCGTTATACGAATCAACTACGCGATTTCTAACAGCATTTAATTCTTTTACAGCGGCAGTTGTTTTAGCGTCATTTATGCCGCCTACGTTGTTTATCTGTAAGCTAGTTACTGAATGGAAAAGTTCATGGGTTACCACTTCATAGGACACCCCTACTTTGCCGGTAATATCAGCTCCGTTAACTCGTACTAAAGGTTTTGGAATTATAGGCTTGCCCGCTAGACCATCTGCAAAAGGTACATTAGGGTCCATAAAACCCCGTGCGTCTTGCATATTTGTAGGGATAGAATCCCCTAAATGGAGTACTTTAAAGTCTACTGACACCCCTGCTTTTTCAAAAGCGGTCAACCTGTTTTGTATTGCGGTAGCGATAACTCGGAGGTCTTTGTTCGGCGCATTCTTAGCTACAAACTTAGCTGCTTCAATTGCGCTTTTACCCTCTACCCCTGCTTGCACTTCCAAAGCTTCTGAGCGTAACGGGTCTAGGTTTGCCGCTCTTATGCCGGGACCATCTAAAACCACTTTAGTGCCAACCAACTTAGACCTTATTTTTCGTATAAGCGCGGTAATGTTTTTATCCGCGCCGCGTGCGTTTCTTCCGTTTGCAACCATGTCGAGAGCAGTTTGCAAGTCGTTATTAGCCAAGTCCAATTTTACAAACTGGTCAAGTTCTGGGCCTTGGTACTCAGGCGTTTCTAGCAGGAATTTTTCCCCAAACTTTATTGCGCGCTTCTTGTCTCTCTGCGAAAGAATATTGTTGTTCTCGGTGAGGACCCTCGCTCGAATAGACTCGGGGATTAAGTTGGGGTTTTCTTTGGCTATGCGTGTGTAGCTGTCTAAGAATTTATCTTGTTTTGTCTGCGGCAAGCTGGCAATAAAGTTAACCCACGCAGAATTTTTCGCTGCTGGGTCTATTTCTGCTTCCGCTTGTTCTGCGATTGTTTTTACGTTTCTTATAGTGGCTGCAACAAAACCTACAGTGCCTGTTTGCTCCGCATCTTCTTCTAACTCTGCAAGAAACTCAGCTTCCTCGTCTAACTCAGCTTTTTCCTCGTCTTTTATGCGGTCGGCAATTTGCTTAGGAGTTTCGCCTACTTCTTTTTTCTTTTTATCAGCGACAGCGTTAGCACCCTTAGTGCCAGCACCAACTTTTTTAAGGTCTTCCGCTGTTTTGCTACGCCCAAACTTGCTTACTTTACGTGCTTCAGCGTCTGTCTTTTCTTTAGCATTCCTGCGTGCTATAGAGGCAATTTCTTCTGCTACTAAGTCTACGTTCTCTTTAAACGCTTTCCGCACGGACTCATCCATGCTCTTGTTTATATAGGCTCCAGCCTTCCGTGCGTCTACTACGGTCACGTCTAATTTTGTTGTTCTGATTTCTGTGTAGTCAGCATCAGACTCGGCAGCTATGGCAGCAAGGGCACCTTCTGGAGTTTCATAGGCGTGCAAATAGTTAGCAAGAATCTGACGCCCACCTGTGGCCCCTTTTTTTGGGGTAGTGGCTGCTTTTAACACGGCTAACTCTTGCAATGCTTTATCTGGCAACGGCTTCTTTCTAAACGCTAGTTTGTCTTCACTAGGACGCCGTTTGCGCTTTCCGGCAAGCTTGTCCTGTTCTATTTCTGCTTGCCCTAACGCTTCAGCGCGCTGCGCTGCTTTATCAGCCCTTTTCTCTTTCGCTGTTCGTTTGTCAGGTGCTTTGTCTTTGTCGATTTGTTTTTGTAACTGCAAGAAAAGATCGGTAGGCACAGGTTTCTTAGCCGGTGTTGCGCCTTTAGCTGCTTTCTCTATTGTATCGAGTCGAGTACCCGCTTTTTTTACCGCAGCTTTAGCGGCAGCTTTTTTAGCTGAAGGTTTTTCATCGGGTGTGGCGGCTCTGTTTGCCGCGAGGGCCTGCAAGGCTTTAGATGTTTCTCTATCAGGCGCGTTTGCTAGCAACGTATTGAGTTCTTCGTCAGAAAGTTCAGCGGCTTCAGGTGCGGTGGATTCAGGTGCGGTGGATTCAGGTGCGGTGGATTCACCGACTACAGGTTTTCTAAGGCTACGTTGTCTTTCTGCTTCGCGCACTAAGGCATCAAAATCTTCGTCGGTTAAGTCAAAGCCTTCCTGCTCGTTAACCCCAAGCTCTTGGTATACTAGTAAAGCTTTTTCTGGGTCTTTTAACTGACCAATGCCATCGTCTATTTCTTGTTCTGCGGCAGCTGTTTGTTCTGCGGCAGCGGGAGCTGCTTGTTGTGCGGTCTGCTCGGGTACTATCATCTCGCCATCAAACACAGCACCATTAGCTTCGGCATCAGCAAGCAACCTATCCATCTGGGTTTGCGTAAAGCCCGCAACTTCGGCTTCTGTTATGTCATACTCGCCGGTGACAAAACCAAGCAAGTCTTTAGACCAGAGCGGCTTAGACTCAGGGATGTCTTCTTCTGCGGCAGCCGTTACTTCTTCTTGAGTTTCTGTTTTTTGGAAGCCCCGTGTTGCCAGCTCTTCGTCTATTACAGTCTCATCTGCTCCGGTTACAGTCGCAGCAGCTGCTGTTACGGGCGGTTTTTTACCTACCACAGTTGGTTCTGGTATACCGTCAGGCACCTTGAGTTTAGTTTCTGCTCGGAACGTGCCTTGTGGTTCTAAGGCTTTTATTATCGCATCGACTTTAGGTATTATTTTAGATTCTGGTTTTAGCGTCGCCCTGTACTTTTTAAGCTCCGCCTGTACCTCAGCGGCTTGCACTGGGTCTGTAAGGTTTTTGCCCGCCAAAGGACCGTTAGGTTTTAGTATCGTGGCACCGGGAGACACGCCTAAATTATCTAGGCCCCACTTTTTAAGCGCAGCAGCGTCAGAAGGTATGGTGGTTGCGGGCGTTGCTCCTTCCTCGGCTACTACCGGCTCTTCTATAACAGGTTCGGCTTGTTCGGCGGCTAATCTC